ATGCTCGGCGACATGATCATCAAGTTCATCGAAATGTGCGAAGAGATGGTCGTGAAGTGGGCCGCGGCGCAGCTCGCGCAGACTACCGCCGCCACGACCGGCGCCGCGACGCGCGCGGCGGCAGACCAGGCGGGCGCAACTGCCGGTATTGGTGCCAACATCGCCGCTGCCATATCGGCGATCATGACTGACGCCGGGCAAGCCTTCGCCGGCGTCTTCGCCTTCCTCGCGCCGGTGATGGGGCCGGCCGCGGCCGGTCCCGCCGCGGCGGCGCAGGCCTCGGTATCGGCCGCGGCGATCTTCGATGTCGGCACCGATTACGTCGTGCGCGGCGGCCTCGCCCTCATTCATCAGGGCGAGACGATCGTGCCGGCGCGCGGCTCGGGGCGGTACACCGGAGGAAATCAGGGTCCGCAGATTCACGCGCCGGTGAGCATCAGTGTATCGGCGCTCGATTCGCAGAGCGTCGCCCGTTTCTTCAATGACAACTCAAAACATATGCTGCGCGCGATCAATGACGCGGTGAAGCGCGGCGCGCATCTCGGGCTGCGGGCCATCCATCAGTGACCATCGCAAATCCTTCCCCCCTTGTGCGGGAGGGTGGGGAGGGTGGCGAGGTGAGGCGAGAGCGTCGACGCTTGCGTATCGCCTCTCGACCCCCCGCCCCTAACCCCTCCCCGGGGGGAGGGGAACAGACAAGCCATGACCTACATCAACGGTGTCAATCTTCTGCCCTCGACCGGCGAGTTCACCTACGACACGATCCCTTACCTCGGTCAGCGCGCAACCGAGTCGAGCCTGACTTCGATCAACCGCTATGCCTCGGGAGGCGCCGGCTCGACCACCGACTACACGATCGCAATCAACAATCTGCAGTCGGAGTTTCCCGGCTGCACTACGGTCGCTATCGTTGTCGCCTGGTTCGGAAATTTGACCGACATCACGGCGTGCCAAATCTACCCGTCGACGACGTACATCAACGGCACGTTCCAGCAGGCCTCCGGCGGGTCGGATGTCTGGCGCTGTTCCGGCCTGACGCAATCGTCGTCCGTTCTGATCCCGATTCCGCAGAGCGGCGGCGCCTTCATCTACGGCGGCACGCCCTCCGATCAATCGATCGTCCGCTGCATTCAGGACTTAAAGTCGCGCGGGCTTCGCGTCGTCTTCTATCCGTTCATCCTGATGACGGCGAGCGGAGAACCTTGGCGCGGCCGGATCACCTACAACGGGTCGGACATCTCGGCTGCGGCGACGACTGCGATCAATAATTTCCTCGGCAGTGCCGCGACTTCGCAGTTCACGCGCGACACGATGAATCTGACCGTCGCTTATTCGGGCTCCGCGACCGATTACACCTATCGGCGTATGATCCTGCACTACGCCAATCTGTGCGTGGTCGCCGGCGGCGTCGATCTCTTCCTCTTGGGATCCGAGCTTCGCGGCATCGAGACGATCCGCGGGCCGGAGTGGACGCAGGCAGGCACGACCGGCGGCGACGGCAAGGTCACCTGGGACTATCCGTTCGTTGCCGGGCTGATGCAGCTGGCCGACGACGTGCGCAGCGTCTTCGACGGCGCCGGGCTCAGCAAAGACACCACGGGGCTGCACAACCTCATCAGCTATTCGGCCGATTGGTCGGTGTGGATGGGTTTTCAGCATCCGGGCGAAAACGGCCAGTGGCCGCATCTCGACCAACTCTTCGCCTACGACAACATCGATCTCGTCAGCTTCGACAATTACCTGCCGCTGTCGGACTGGACCACCGGCGACGGCGGACTCGATGCACTCAATTGGCTTGCGCCACCGCCGTCCGGCACCTGGCCGCCCTCGCCGGAGACTTTCAACGGCCTCGGCATGAGCGGCCAGCCGACGATCTACAGCCTTGCCTATCTCAAGGCGAACATCGAGGGCGGCCAGTATTTTAATTGGTTCTACAACGACAGCAACAATATCGGCATCGGGCTCGATCCTAATGGCACCGATCTGCACGTTTCGCTGCCCGAAGGCGATCGGCTGTCGCAATCGCGGAACCAGTATTATCCGAACCAGCAATTGCTCGCGAACAAGCAACTGCGCTGGTGGTGGAACAATCAGCACCAGGCGATCTATGACGACGGCGACGGCACCGGCTGGTCGCCGCATGGACCCTATACGGAGTGGGTGCCGCAATCGAAGTCGATCACCTTTGCCGAGTACGGCTTCCCGGCTTGCGATAAGGGCACCAATCAGCCGAACGTCTTTTACGATCCGGCGTCGGTCGAGAGCTTCACGCCGTTCTGGTCGATCTGGGACCCGAGCCAGAGCGGCGCCGGCAATTACTGGCCGCGCCGCGACGGCGAACTGCAGCTGCTCGCGTTGCAAGCGATCTATGAATATTGGGTGACCGACGGCAACAACGAGACATCGAGCGCCGGCGTGCCGATGCTCCAGACCGATTTCATGTCGGCTTGGAACTGGGACGCGCGACCGTTCCCGACCTTCCCACAGCTCGTCAGCGTGTGGGGCGATACCGGCGACTGGCCGGCCGGCAACTGGATCGGCGGCAAGGGACCGTTCCTCACGCCGCTCGTGCCGGACAATCCGCCGGCACTCGGGCCTTATTCGACATTCCCGGCAGTGCCGACGCGCGGATGGTCGGTGACATTCTCGCCGATCTTTTCGATCGGCGCGGCGCTGCATGTCTCCGGCCGCGAAGTGCGTGCGGCCAAATATATCTCCCCGCTGTGGGAGATCGAGCTGAATTACGATGTGCTGCGCATGGTGTCTCCGAACTCCGAGTTGCAGCAGATCATCGGCTTCTTCGAACAGTGTCAGGGCGAGGACGCATCGTTCTACTTCGAGCCGCCGACGCTGTCGCCGGTCGCTGCGCAAGCGCTTGGCATCGGTGACGGCACGACAACGACTTTCGCCTTCGCCGTGTCGATCGGCGATTACGCGCTGTCGCCGGCGAACGTCGGCACGGTCTCGGCGGTCTATCTCAACGGCGTCGCGCAATCGAGCGGCTACACTGTCAACGCGACGGCGCTGGCGCCATCCGTGACGTTTGCGGCGGCGCCGGCGGCGGGCGTCGCCGTGACCGCCGATTTCGACTGGTACTTCCTTTGCCGCTTCGATGACGACAGCGAAACCCTGGAAGAATTCATGTCCAAACTCCAGGCGCTGCAATCGCTCAAACTGCGCACGGTGCGGTCATGACCACTCCGCCGTCACTGCCGAGCCTCGCCGGACTTTCCTGGTCGCGACATAAGAAGCCGGGGTTTTCCACGCGTGTTGCCTCGCACGTGTCCGGCCGGGAAGTGCGCGTCGCCTTGATGAGCTACCCGCTCTACGAGTTTGAGGCGGTGTACAGCGGACTTGCATCTTCATCGACGGCGGCTTTTGCCGGGCTCGGATCATCCAGCTTGCAGAGTCTCATGGGCTTCTTTCTGCAGCTCCAGGGTCAGTTCGGCACGTTCCTCTACACCGATCCGGACGACAACACGGTCACCGGCCAGGCGTTCGCGACGGGCGACGGCTCGACCACATCGTTCACGATGATGCGGTCGCTTGGCGGCTTTCTCGAGCCCGTCGGCTGGGTCACGAGCATCTCGAACGTCTATCTCAACGGCACGGCGGAGTCGGGGAGCAGCTACAGCCTCGCGACCCCGAACACGTTGACGTTCACGCCGGCGCCGGGCAGCGGTGTGACCGTCTCCGCCGACTTCTCCTACGCCTTCAACTGCCGCTTCCTCGACGACCAGATGGATTTCGAGGAGTTCATGTCGAACCTGTGGAAACTCGACAGTATGAAATTTCGCAGCGTGAAGCCATGAAGCCGGCATCCTCCGCACTCATCAGCTACCTTAACGCGGCGCGCGCGAGTCCCGATGTGCCGCTGTTCATGGCCGACTGCTTCACCTTTACGTTACGCTCGGGCCTGATCCTGAGCTACACCAACGTCGATATATCGTTCAGCTACAACGGTAACACCTATCTTGGCAACTCGATCCTGGTCGACGGCCTGAAATACAAGGCCGCTCTTGGGCTC